ACAGCTGCTGCCTGCTCATCAAGAAAAGCGACACTGCAGCCATCGCCAAGCTCAAGGCCGCCATCGAGGCCGTCAAAAAGGACCCCAGGGCACTGGCCCGCTGGGGCGGCTCAGTGCCCAAGAACCTGAAGCTGCCCCTGCGCGACGGCGACACCGAAAAGGACGACGAGAACTACGAGGGCTGCTACTTTCTGAACGCCAACGCCAGCGAGAGCCGCCGTCCGAAGATCATCGACCGTGCCTGCAACGATGTACTGGATCAGGACGAGGTGTACAGCGGCTGCTACGCCAAGGTCAAGATCGGCCTGTTCTCCTACAGCGCCAGCGGCAATAAGGGCATCGGCGCAGGGCTGGAGGTCATCCAGAAGGTCCGCGACGGCGAGCGGCTCTCCGGCGGCAACTCCACGGACGGCTTCGAGGTCCTGAGCGACGACGATGACAGTTTCCTCGACTAAACACCCGTACACCGGAGGCCCCTGCAAAGGACCTCCGGTCTTTTATCAGGAAAGGAGGAGCCCATGAAACCGATCATCACGGTGGATATAGAGACCTACTCGCCGCAGGACATCGCCAAGGTCGGTGCCTACCGGTACGCCCAAGACCCAGACTTTCAGATCCTGCTGCTGGGCTATGCCAACGAGAACTCAGACACGCCCAGAGTGCTGGATCTGACCAGCTGGCCGGACACGAAGCACTTCCTTCGGGAACAGCTGTCGTGGCTGCTGGATGACAGCTACACCAAGCGGGCCCACAACGCCGCTTTTGAGTGGTGGTGCTTGTCGGAGGCCATGGGACTAAGCTGGGAGCAGCGGGTACTCTGGCTCCAGCAATGGGAATGCAGCATGGTACACGCACTGTACTGCGGCCTACCTGCCCAGCTGGGGGCCCTCGGTGCGGCCCTGAAGCAGCCGGAGGACGCGCTCAAGATGAAGGAGGGTAAGGCGCTGATTGCCTACTTCTGCAAGCCCTGCAAGCCCACAAAGCGCAACGGCGGGCGCACCCGCAACCTCCCCCAGCACGACCCCGCAAAGTGGAAGCTGTTCTGCAAGTACAACGGCATGGACGTGATCGCTGAACGGGCCAACGACCGGAAGCTGGCTCCATGGCCGGTGCCGGAGGAGATCATGCAGCAGTGGCGAGAGGACGTGGAGATGAACGCCCGGGGCGTGGCGGTGGATATGGAGCTGGTAGAGGGTGCCCTTGCCTGCTCTGCGCTGATCACAGAAGAGCAGACCGCCGAGTGCAAAGCCCTGACAGGTCTGGCCAACCCCGGCAGCAGAGCCCAGCTGCTGGGCTGGCTCCACAACCGGGGCGTAGAGATTCCCGGCCTAACCAAAGAGGATGTGGGCAAGGCTCTGGCTGGCGACCTGCCCAGCGACGTGCGCAGGGTGCTGGAGCTCCGGCAGCAGCTGGGCAAGACCAGCAACACCAAGTATGAGACCATCGCAGCCAGCGCAGGCCCCGACCACCGGGTGCGTGGAACCCTGCAATTCTACGGGGCCAGCCGGACAGGGCGCTGGGCCGGGCGGCTGCTTCAGGTGCAGAACCTGCCTCGCACTTACCTCGACCATCAGGCTGAGTGGCGCAGCATTGTAAAGCTACACGACCCCGAAGCGTTAGCTCTGCTGACCGACAATGTATCTGATACGCTGAGCCAGCTCATCCGCACGGCGCTGGTGCCCGGCAAAGGCTGCACCTTCGTGGATGCCGACTTCTCGGCCATCGAAGCCCGGCTGATCGCATGGCTGGCCGGCGAGGAGTGGGTGCTGGACGTTTTCCGCACCACCGGCAAGATCTACGAGGCCACCGCAGCCCGCATCTTCGGCGTGCCCTTTGACAGCATCGTCAAGGGCAACCCCAACTACAAATACCGCCAGCGCGGCAAAGTGGCAACGCTGGCTCTGGGCTACCAGGGCGGTGTGGGCGCTATGAAGCGCATGGGCGGCGACCAGCTGGGTCTGGACGACGAGGGCCTGCAGGACATCGTGAACCGCTGGCGCAGGCAGAACCCCTGCATCTGCAAGCTCTGGCGCAGGATGCAGGACGCAGCGGTGCACACCATCCGCACCGGCAAGACTACGGTCCCCCGAGTAGGAGTGACGCTCCGCAAAGAGGTGGCCTGGGGCTTTCCCTTCCCGTTTCTGACGATGCAGCTGCCCAGCGGGCGCAAGCTCTTCTACGCCGACCCCGGCACCACGCCGGATGACCGCATTACTTATAAGGAGTGGGACACGGGCAGCTGGCGGGAAGCCGAGACCTACGGCGGCAAGTTGACCGAGAACCTCACCCAAGCTGTGGGCCGGGATTGCCTGGCTTTCGCGCTGGATAACCTCCGACGGGCTGGGTACCAGGTGGTGTTCCACGTCCACGACGAGGTCATCATCGAACTGCCTACCACGCAGGACGCGGAAGCCGCGCTGGACAACGTGGTACGCATTATGAGCATCGTGCCGCCCTGGGCCGAGGGGCTGCCCCTGAACGCGGCAGGCTGGTACGGTGACTTCTTTACAAAGGATTGAGGACGATGAAGAAAACAGAATCCCTACCCAGCACCTCGGCCCTGTTCACCTGCACCTGCGGCGCGATGCCCTACGACGCAGAGAAACGCCCAAAGGGCAAAGTCGGGCTGACCCGCTACCGCAAGAGCAGCAGGTACGCCAGCGACGGCGGCTGGTCGGTGGTCTGCACCCGCTGCGGCAGGGTCGGCGAGCGCGGCAGCACGCAGATCGATGCAAAAGCCAGATGGAACGCAAAGCGGTACAAGTACGGCCCGCTGAAGGAGGAGGACAAATGAGCGCTACACCAATTGAGATCAGCGTGGGCGGCAGCCGCACAGCGACCGAGTGGGACGGTTGCTCCATCACATGGGCCGACTTCACCGACGATCTGCAGAACGCCATGCAGAACAATTGCGGCACCGAGACCCACGCGGAGTACATGGCCCTGTCCAAGGGCAAGCAGGCTGACCTGAAGGACGTGGGCGGCTTCGTGGGCGGCACCCTGCGGGGTGGGAGCCGCAAGCGCGGCTGCTGCACCGGGCGCAGCCTGATCACGCTGGATATGGACAACTGCGAGCCCGGCAGCACCGCCAAATGGGTGCAGGTCATCAGGGGCATAGGCACGGCAGCGGTCTACTCCACCCGGAAGCACGACCCGGAGCACCCGCGCCTGCGGGCCATCTTCCCCACAGATCGCATGATGCAGCCGGAAGAGTACCAGCCCTGCGCCCGGATGCTGGCCCAGGTGCTGGACCCCACCATGAAGGTGTTTGACCCGACCACCTTCGAGGCCGAGCGCCTGATGTACTGGCCCAGCCGCAGCGCCGACAGCCAGTGGGTCTGCGAGGCCACCGAGGACGGCAGCCGCATCAGCGTGGACGACCTGCTGTGGCTCTACGCCGACTGGCACGACGTGCGCCAATGGCCCGCCTGCCCCGCTGAGACGGTCAAGCTGCCCGGCGGCAAGCAGGCCGACCCCACCGCCAAACAGGGCGTGGTGGGCGCTTTCTGCCGGACTTACGACGTGCCCGCAGCGATTGAGAAGTTTCTCCCCGGTGTGTACGTGAATGCAGGCGCGGGCCGCCTGACCTACGCCGCAGGCAGCACCACCGCAGGCGCGGTGCTTTACGACAACGATACCTTTATTTATAGTCACCACAGCACCGACCCCGCAGGCGGCAAGCTGCTGAACGCATGGGACCTGGTGCGCATCCACAAGTTCGGCGATCTGGACGCGGATGCCGCCCCTGGCACACCTACCGCC